ACGTACAGGCACACGCAACAAGGCCGCGGCATCACTACCTTCTTGGCGGCCATATTCTATTTGGAATCCACTGAATATTCTGGCAAATTGTAGTAAGAATCTACGTATTTGCTCATCATAAAAGAATTGTTGCATTTACTTCACTCCTGGCGGTCTTGGGTTGGGCGGCAAGTTTCCGCCATCATCACCATTGTCAGCCCGGGGTCTTAAAATTTCACTTAGACTCTGACGACTTGGTATGTTGCCCATATCTGTTGTGGGCACAGTGTATGTATTGTTAACAAAGCCCGAGCGTAAAGTTTCGTTGAGCGGGCCGTTTGACAAGTCAGTTCTAACTTTGTCCTCAATTCTTACCCAACGACGGCCGTCATAACGGAACAGTCGATTGGGTTTGTAATCTAATCTCAATGCATAGTCTCCTGCTACTGGATTTGGTGGGAACGCAACACCAGGGGTTACTGGTAAACCGTTGGGCGCAACACCATCCCCAGTTAAGTACCCTAGCGTGTATCCATCAGCCTTGGGAGTAACACCCATGCCGCCCTCTGTGGTATCCACAGTGGTGTCAGTATTGTCAGCAGTCAATCCATCAGGATTGGCTGGCTCGCCTTCTTGTGTGGGCAATATGTAAAATTTGGTAACGTCATACCCTGATAACGGAACTTCAATTTCGGCCTGGGTAAGGATCGCATCATTGATTTCTTGATCTTTGACACGAGTACCTTGTGCATCACTAATAGTAGCTGGTGTGTATTCTCTCCAGTATGTAGTGTTTGTGATTTCTGTACCTGCTGGCACATTACGCAATGCTTGATAATAAACATCACCGTAATTGACGATAGCACCCTGCGGATAATAATCACCTGGATCCCAGATATATTCTGTAACAAAAGGTTTGTCTGTGATGCTCTTGTATTCTTGAGCATCTGCCATTGGCGTGGCTTTAACACGCCACAAGTGTGGCAACCAAGTTTGACTAAAGCCCTCACTTGCAAATGCCGCATCCTGGATCACATAATAACGCGGTAACGGCAGTGGCAAATTTGCATTTAATGGATTGTAATCTTTAAGGTTAGGAATCTCTAGCACGTCGCCTGACATGAGTTTGCGACCAAATGTGTCAATCATGTCATTGTAGTGGAATGTGATAAACAGTGTATCGTTGTTTAGAAACAATCCAAACTGGCTGAGATCAAAATCCACATCTTGCGCACGATACACCCCACGCATAACATAAACATCGGGCGCATATACTCTGTCGCGATTTTCTAACAACAACAAGTCTTGGATGTTCAAGGGATTGAGTTCATCATACACTGGCTGTGTTGCATCTGCATTGCCCGAAAAAGCCGAATCCTCACCACCGGTTTGCGGACCCATGTATTTGTGAACATAGATGTCCAGGCCGCCCACAGTGTACATTTCACTGATTGTGCGATCTAAAAACTGATAATCCCGAGTTCGATTGGGGCGGTAAAGGCTTAATCTTGGCATAGTGATGTATTTATTGCGAATTTGACCAACAATGCTAGACCTCATAAAATACAACATGGACGACATTTTCAAACGGATTGACGCTGTTTACTCCCAAATACGAGCTGTAAAAAACAAGCAAGCCCAGCGAGATTTGTTAACTATGTTGCACACTTTGGATACCGCACTAAATCGTCTAGATCAAGAAAGTGTGGAATGTCGTCGTCTCCGACGTGAAACCACACGTTACCAAGCCTTGCAAAAAGAGTGTTACGAGCTACTGGATAATTTGGAAAAACACCTTACTTTTGCTAGACTCATGTACGGTTGACCAAATATTTGGGAAATGTTATAATTACTCTGTTAATGATAAAAGGATTCCACAATGGTACGTACCAAATCTACTAGTTCTGTACTGAAACCCCTAAACCCGCGAAGCCCAGATCTCAAGTACACCGGCGATGAACCCCAGTGGCGAGTGCAACCCACTGAAAACCGAATTAGTGCGCTGACTGGTGCGTTTACTTGGTACAACTATCACTATGGTAAGAAAGATGCCAAGGACTTGATCGTGGCTTGGTTAGAACAACACGATCGCCCCAAAGACGCTAAAAAAATCCGTGCTTTGCCAGACAGTCAAGTTCGATTGACTCCGGCTTGGTTGTGCCGTATGAATGCAATGGGGTTAGAGCTTACTGAACACGAAGAAATTAGTCTTAACACCCGCATTGGCGAAATGTTGGCATACAAAGAACAAGTCAAAGCAGAAGTAGTCGAAGAGGACGATGGTGTTCCCAAAATTACGATCCAAGATCGTTTGCGTGAAAAAGTACAAGAGTGTGCTGGTGAGCTAGAAGGTATGTTTGATGACTTTGTAGCCGACGGCGCAAAGATGTCAGCAACTTGGAAACCCATTGCACAAATCCGCGGTATGAACATTGCACCACAAATGGTAAATGACATCGCTGTGGTATGGAAGGCAAAGCTTGCTGAATACGAGGAAGTGGCCGAAGGCAAAGATGCACAACTGGTCGAAGGGTACAGCAACTTCTCTAAAATCCAAATTCGTAACATCATCAAGTTTTGCGAAACTGTGATCAATGACTGCGGTGCTTACGTACAGATCAAGAAAGTAGAACGCAAACCGCGCAAGGCAAAACCAGTAAGTCCAGAGAAACGTGCGGCCAAGTTCAAGTACTGTGCCAAGTTTGATGAGCTCAAACTCACAAGCTTGCATCCTAAAGAACTTGTGGACAAGAGCGAGGCTTGGTTGTATGATACCAAGAAGCGTAAACTGATCCATGTGGTGGCAGATCCACACGTGGGTGCATTTACACTAAAGAACAATACCATTATTGGGTTCAGCACAATCGAAAGTCAACAAAAGACACTGCGCAAGCCAGCCGACGTGCTCAAGCAAATGACAACAGCCGGTAAGCCAGCGGCACGTAAAGTGTTCAAAGAAATCAAGGCAACCGAAACTGCGTTTAATGGTCGCGGCACTGAGAACATTGTGGTGCTAAGAAGCTGGTAAATATGCAACTATGCATATTATTCCTGACGAGGATCCTGGCGATCCTCGTATTTTCATACCCAACATAGAATTTTATATCACCAATGTTTGTAACTTGACTTGTCAAGATTGCAATCGTTTCAATAATCACGACTTCAAAGGCTGGCAACGTTGGAGTGATCACCAAGCTCAGTATGAACTTTGGAGCAAACATGTCAGACTACAACGTGTTACCATCTTAGGCGGCGAGCCACTACTGAATCCCACACTTTTGGATTGGGTTGATGGTATCAATCGCATTTGGGGCAAGACCGTTCAAGTGCTTACAAACGGCACTCGTCTAAATCATGTGCCAGACTTGTATGACCGATTGGTTAAGTTTACTGATCCACGATATCCTTGGGTACACAACTGGCTAGGTGTGAGCTTGCATAACGAAAACGATCGTGAACGTTGTTTTGAAGAAATAAAAAAATTCCTCAAAGGCGATGTAACATACTACAATCGAGCAGACGGTGTTGCCTATACTAGCGGCGCACATCATGCCTTTGTTGACAGCAATGGTATGCGTGTTTGCGTTTGGGAATACGACGAGTTTTATCGAGCCGCAGTACAAAGAAATCCTGATGGTAACTTTGTATTACAAAACAACGATCCAGAGATGGCACATCGTGGCTGTGGGTTCGCTATGTATAAATGCTACCACTTTATACGTGGCAAATTATATAAATGCGGCCCAGTGGCACTGTTTCCTGAATTTGATGAACAACATCCGTTTGATATATCTGATGAAGATAGACAATTAATTAACAGTTATAGACCACTAGCTCCTGACGAGTTTGAACAGCGTGGTGTGGATTTTTTAGCACACATTGATGACGTAATACCACAATGTAAATTTTGCCCAGTCAACCATGGACACAAAAAGATTTATGCCATCAGCAAAAAAGCCAACTCAACATCGGGGTTTGAATGACAACAGTATTGCTCACATTGGGTGACAGTTGGCCAGAAGGCGCCGAACTAGGCAATGGTCGAAGATACGGAGAACTATTGCGGGATCAGCTTGGTTACGATGAATTTTACAATTATGGATCTGGCGGTGCTAGCAATGAGGATATGCTGTATCAACTACAACGTTATATTGCCGATCATCATGCCAGTCACAAACAAGTCACTGCTATATTCTTTTTAACTAATCCCGCAAGAACAGCACATTTTCCTAGATTCATGAGCTGGGACGATGCCAACAATAAAATGAAAGAAATTTACTTGCACTTTCATTCGCAAGAGCATGAACTAATACGTAACTGTACCACAGTGAGTGCGTTACAGGCCTGGTGCAGTCAGTTGGGATTTGATGATTACTACTTTTCGGGATGGGTTAGATATAATCAATGGTTGCCTGGAGTCAATATTGATAAAATATGGGCTCAAGGGCAAGAAACTGCGGCTGATTGGTTTGGGGCTACCAAACACAACGGAGAACACTTGCTGGATGTAGGCGACAACCCGTATATCCGCCCCAATTTTGCACACCCAAATCAAATGGGGCATGATATGATAGCTGAACGTTTGAGAACTTGGATTCAAAGTAAAAAATAAATACAGCACGGAGACTTTCATGGCAGAACAGCAACAAGACACCTTGAGCCAGCTCAAGCAAAATCTAATAGAGTACGTCAAGTTACAACTGGGCGATCAAATCATCGACCTAGAGTTGGACCCTGCCCATTATGAATCTGCGTATCAAAAAACCATAGGCACTTATCGTCAACGAGCACAAAACGCCTACGAAGAAAGCTACAGCTTTTTTGAGCTAATAAAAGATCAAAACATTTACACTCTGCCCCAAGAAGTCATTTCAGTGCGCCAATGTTTCCGTAGAACTTTTGGTGATGCCACAGGCCCGTTTGCTAGTAACTTTGATCCATTTGCACAGGCATCATTGAACGTGTATCTCATGAACTTCAACGTAGCTGGCGGCTTGGCCACATACGATTACTACAGCCAATATGTAGAGTTAGCCGGACGTATGTTTGGTGCTTACTTTACCTATACATTTAATCCAGTAACCAAAAAACTACAGCTCATGCGTGACCCAAAGAACACTGGAGAGGCCATATTGATCTGGACTTATAACCTCAAACCAGAAATCAACTTGCTCAGCGACTTTCAAATATCACAGTGGATTCGTGACTACATGGTAGCCAACAGCAAAATGATCATCGGCGAAGCACGTGAAAAATTTGCCCAGATCGCCGGCCCCGGAGGCGGAAGCAGTCTAAATGGTGCCGCAATGAAAACCGAAGCCAAGGAAGCCATGTTGGCTTTGGAAGACCAATTGGTACGCTACATAGATGGTAGCCAACCAATTACCTGGGTTATTGGCTAATCAAGCTAGACTTTTTTTAATTTTTCTGTTACAATGTCCGTATGGACTTGATGATAGACTTAGAAGGTTTGGCCACTGGCCCCGACACCACAATCTTAACCATTGCCGCACAGGGATTTGACCCCTTGGGCGACGGCTACTATCCAGACAAATTTTATTATGCTCGAGTCACACTAGAGAGTCAAGAAAACCGTCGAATCGAAGAAGGTACATTGGCTTGGTGGGCCACACAACCACCGCACGCTAGAGAAGAAGCCTTCAACGAAGAGGGCAGGATTCCGTTGGATCAAGCCCTGGATGAGCTAGGCAAGCTGATTTGGCACAGCAAGCGTGTTTGGGCCCAAGGTCCTACGTACGACATGAACATCCTTGAGCATGCGTACAAAAGTTACAACAAGCCCATACCATGGCAGTACTATGCAGTGCGCGATAGCCGCACAGTATTTGGATTGTGGCCTGGTTTAGAAAAGCCTCCCACAAGTCACCATGCACTAGAAGACTGTCGTAGACAAATCAAACTCTTACAAGAAACACTACAGTATTTTAAAATAAAGGAATTGGCATGATTATTGGAGTATGCGGACTCATTGGTGCTGGCAAAGATACTATTGCAGATTATCTAGTGAACATACATCATTTCAGACGAGAAAGTTTTGCTAACAGTCTCAAAGATGCAGTAAGCGCAGTTTTTGGCTGGGATCGAGACATGCTGGAAGGACGTACTCGTAGTTCACGTGAGTGGCGTGAACAAGTAGATCCGTGGTGGGCAGAGCGTTTAGATATGCCTAACTTAACTCCACGTTGGGTACTACAATATTGGGGCACAGAAGTATGCCGCAAAGGATTCAGCGATAACATCTGGGTAGCCAGCTTAGAAAGTAGATTGAGAAAAACCACAGACGATATTGTGATCAGTGACTGCAGATTCCCTAATGAAATTGATGCTATCAAACGTGCTGGTGGTATCGTGGTTCGTGTACAACGTGGCCCTGACCCCGAGTGGTGGGAACATGCTGTAAACTACAATGCTGGCCCCAAACGCATTGGCTGGGCGATCGGTAGGGATATGCTAGAAAAGTTCAATGTGCATGCCAGCGAGTACAGTTGGGTTGGAACCGAGTTTGATGCTGTATTAGATAACAACAGCACCATGGATCATTTGTACAGTCAAATCAAGCGTCTGGTTCAAGATCACCAGGCCGCCATACCAAGTCTCCCTTAGCAACATCTATTTCACAGTTTCTACAGATACAGCGTAGATTTTTAGGTTCACAGTGGTTGAGATTTCCGTCAATGTGATACACTAACATCTGCGCTGAATATCTGGCGCGAAACCCACATCTATCGCACGTCATTTTTTTCTTGTACCCGCTGGTTTTCCATCGTGGTTCTCTTGGTTTGATTCCTCGGTTCTTCCTAACACAAGTTTCGCACCTTGATCGGTAGTGTGCTATACCGTCGCGATAGTAGTTTACAGCACAAGGTCTTTGACTGCAGGCTGGACAAATAGGTCTTTTCATATTGATATTTAACCTGGACCTTTGCCAAAGGGTGGTGTAAACATGGGTTTTTGGCATTTATCTATAAATATCTGAAATTGAAAAGGAATCAATTATGGCCCTAACATCACCAGGCGTAGAAGTCACAGTTATTGACGAGAGTCAATATATCCCTTCTGCTGTCAACACAGTAC